CAATGTCTGTTTCATCCCACCGCAAAATTTTAGGTGAGACCTTTATCGGCTCAGGGAAAGACGTTTCCCTTTTCCGTAACTGGTGCAGCCCACCCGTGGACATTCCAAGCTTTTTAGATAGCTGTACTGTGTTAAGTAGATTCATACCCTAACTCCTTGTGTGTTTACATGTCAACACATAAGCACACACAATTAGCAGGTCAAGCTATAAGCGGGTCACGATGGGCTTTTACTTCATCAAGTAATGCGCCTTGCATTTTTTGTTTTTTGCGTAGGCGGTTATAGATACGCCGCTCTACTGGCGTACTTTCTAATAAGATAATGAAATTATTCATCTTTTGGCCCGGTCTATTTATACGACCGTTGGCCTGTTCAAACGTTTCGTTGGATG